TACCAGAAAATGCACAAATTATATTAAGTGCAGGACCTGTTGTATTTAAGTTACGACAGTTGCTAAAAGATTACACTTCAGAGGATTATTTACTACTTACAGGTGATCCTGCAATAATTGGTGTTGCGTGTTCAATAGTTTCTGATATAACAAATGGCAAGTATAAATTATTAAAATGGGATAAACAAGAAAGGAGATATTATCCAATTGAAATTGACTTGTATCAAAAATCTGAAACGAGCACTTGACAAACGTAATTTAAGGGATTATAATATACAGAATAGAAAGATAAAAATATGACAATAAATTTTGAACAAGACCGAGTAGAATCAGTAACGCAAATTGATGCAGCTAAAACTTTATCTGATAAAGTTTTAAAGTTAAAAGATTTAGAAGACGAAATTTTAAATGCGGAAGAAAGTTTAAATAAATTAAAAGAACAAGCACGTATACTTTCTCAAGTAGAAATTCCTGCAATGATGCAGGATATGCATATTACAAAATTAAAGCTTAAGGATGGTGAATCTGTAGAAGTAAAACCTTTTTACAGTGCATCTATAATTCCTGAAGTTCAGGAAAAAGCTTTTGAATGGCTTCGTAATAACGGCTTAGGTGATATCATTAAAAACGATATCACTGTTACCTTTGGTCGTGGCGAAGATAACAAGGCGGCACAATATGCTGTCCTTGCGCGAGGTCAGGGTTTTGAACCAGTCCAGAAGGTAGGTGTTCATTCCCAGACACTCAAGGCAGTGGTCAGAGAGCGTATCGAATCTGGACGTGATATGCCCTCTGATCTATTTAAAACGTTTGCAGGTAACCAGACAAAAATAACAAGGAGATAATCGATGCAAGAAGCGAGAAACGAGAAACAAGTAGCAATAAAAAAAGCTGCGCCGTTGCCATCATCAATATTGTTTGAGAGCGATGCGCATGCAGGTTTTGAGAATGTAAAGAACACTAGTGTTGCTTTACCTATCTTAAAACTATTACAAAATGGATCAGCAGAAGCACAAAAGCGAAATCAAGCTTATGTAGAAGGAGCTGAACCAGGGATGTTACTGAATACAGTAACTAAGAAAGTTTATGATGGTGCAAAAGGAATAGAAGTTATTCCATGTCATTATAAACTTGAATATCAAGAATGGTCGGATTTTGGTACAGGATCAGGTAGACCTGAACAAATATATCCAGATAGTTCTGATATATTATCTAAAACTACGAAAGACCAAATGGGTAAGGATAGACTTCCAAATGGAAATTACATTCTTACGGTTGGTCAACATTTTGTTTTAATAGTAGATAATGGTTCTACTGAAACTGCACTTATATCTATGAGTTCATCTCAAGGTAAAATTAGCAGAAAGTGGAATGCAATGATGATGTCAATAACCATGGACGGTAAAAATGGTCCATATACACCACCATCATTTAGTCACGTATACAAATTAAATACCGTTTTAAATTCCGGTAAAGGAAATCAATGGTATGGATACAACATTACAAAAGTTGGTCCTGTAAATGATGCAGCTATCTATGAAAGAGCAAAACAGTTCTATCAAAGTTTAGCAAATAATAAGTAATACTAAATGGGGTGATAGAAATATCACCCCAATACATTGAGAGTGGAATATGTTAGAAAGATTCAAGAAGATATTTGCAGGTCTTGAAACTTCTTATGGTCAAACAAAAATGACTGGAGAAATTAGAGACGACGGAAAGAACGAAGCAGATTCAACAATGATACATAAGCCAATAACAGATGCGTTATGGCAAAAACATTTAAACGGAGAATTTCCTGCATTAGGAATTGTACCAATTAGACAAGATAATAAATGTAAATGGGGATGTTTAGATGTTGATGTTTATGATTTAGATCATAAAGAATTAGTTACAAAGATTAAAGAAAAAAATTTACCTTTAATAGTTTTTAAATCAAAATCAGGTGGTGCACATATATTTTTGTTTGTAAAAGAATTTGTAGCGGCATCATTAATTAGAGAAAAATTAAAAGTAATGGCAGCAATGTTAGGTCATGCTGGAAAAGAATTATTTCCAAAACAAGATTATATACTTGCAGATAAAAAATCATATGGAAGTTGGTTAAATCTTCCATATCATGGTGGAGATAAATCTGTTAGATGCGCATTAAATAATAATGCAGAACCATTATCTTTAGATGAATTTTTTAAGTTACACGATCAAAAGGTTTTATCAGAAAAAGATTTAATACAATGGAAAGAAACTATAACAACAGAGAATGAAGATTTATTTGAAGCTCCTCCTTGTTTAGTTACATTATTATCAGAAAAAGTTTCTAAAGGATCAAGAAATGACACCATGTTTAATGTTGGTGTTTATTTGAGAAAAAGATTTCCGGAAGCATGGAAAACAAAGTTAAGCACATATAACGGTAAGTATATGAAAGAACCTTTAACAGATTCTGAAATAGAAAATGTTATTAAATCATTATCAAACAAAGATTATAGATATAAATGTAAACAAGAACCTATTAGAAGTTTTTGTGAATCAAAAATTTGTGTCAAAAGAAAATTTGGTGTTGGAGAAAATGCACCAGGACCAGAAATAGAAAGGATAGAAAAATATCCGTCTCATCCACCAATTTATATTGTGTATTTTGATGGTAAACCAGTTGAAGTGGACGGTCATACTCTTCATGAATTTAGTAAATTTTCTGTAGAAGTTATGGATCAATTAAGCCAAGTGTTAATGCCAATAGGTTCAGTTGTTTGGAAAAAATTATTACATAAAATTATATCTAATAAAGATACATTTAAAATATTAGAAGCTCCTCAAACAACAAAACTTAATTATCAGTTAAGAGAATTACTTGGAGATTTTTTAAATAGAGCAACTGGTAAAACAATGGAAGATGTTAAAAGAGGTATTCCATATACAGAAAATGGTTTTAGTTATTTTCAATATAAAAGTTTTAATAGTTTTTTAAAAAGAAGTAAGTCTTGGGATTTACCAAAAGTAAAAACACAAAGGATGTTGGAAAATGAACTTAAAGCAATAGAAGAAGTTGTAAAGTTAGATAAAAAATCAGTGAGAATATGGAAAGTAGAAACAATAAATATAGACAAACCAACAATTACAGAAAATAAAATGAAAGAGCCAGCATTCAAATGAAAAGAACAATTATACCAGGACCTCCAGGAACAGGGAAAACATACCATTTAATAAATAATTATTTAAAAAAAGAAATTGAAATAAATAAAATTCCTGCAGATAGAATTGCTTATTTAACATTTAGTAATGCAGCAACAAATGAAGCAAGGAAAAGAATATTACCTACATTTCCTCAAGTAAAAGACTTTCCATATATTTGTACTATGCATTCTTTAGGAACAAGACAATTAAATATAGATACAAATACACAATTACTTAAAGATGAAAAATGGAATGCTTTTAAAAATTTTTCACAAATATGTAGAGATTTATCGTTTGATACTTATTTTGATCCATACACAGAAGCTGTAACTTACAAAAATGATCACATGAAGATTATTGAATATTCAAGATGTAAAAAAATATCTATCATGGATGCAGCAGTAGAGTTAGATAAACATCAAACAATAGATATCTGGTTAACAGAACAAATTGATGCCGATTTAAAATCATATAAGAAACAAACCGGAATGATTGAGTATTCCGATATGATTAAACAGTTCATTGAAAAGGACAAATGCCCTCCACTCAGCGTTGTCTTTTTGGATGAAGCGCAGGATCTGAATCCTCTGCAATGGGACATGTTCAATTACATTGAATCTCGATGTGAGCGATCATACATTGCAGGGGACGACGATCAAACTATCTATACATTTCAAGGCGCTGATCCAAATATATTTATAAATTTAAAAGGAGAAGTAGATCCAAGAATTGAATCAAGAAGATGTCCACGTGTAATTCATAGAAAAGCATTAGATATATTACAACATGTAGATAATAGAATGATTAAATCTTGGCTTCCAAGAGATGCTGAAGGACAAATTTTTGAAGATCAAAGAATAGAAGATTTAGATTTTAGTAGAGGTGAATGGATGATTATTGCAAGAACAAATCAAATGTTAAATCCAATTAAAGCACATTTAACCTCATTAAACTTAAGATTTGACAGTAGAACAAACACTGTTTTGTCTAATGAATTATTAGAGGCCTATCAAGTATGGGCAAGATTAAATCAAGGTGCAACCGTTGGAGCTGAAGAAGCAAAGTCAGTTTATAAAGTTTTAAACTTTAATATGAAACATGTTGAATATGGTTTTTCTAGCGGTAAATCATTAGATACTGTTGATTTTGTAGATATAGATGATCTGATGTTGAACCACGGGTTACGAGTGACGGGCAGCTGGGAACAATTAAATTTTAAAGAAGATACAAAATTATATATCAAATCATTATTAGCAAGTGGTGATGATTTATTTAAACCTGCAAGAATTAAAGTATCCACAATACATGGTGTCAAAGGTGAAGAATGTGAAAATGTAGTCCTGTATACCGGAATAGAAAAGATTATACATGATGCAGCATTAATAAATCCTGATCCTGAACACAGATTATTTTTTGTGGGTGTAACACGTGCAAAAGAAAATCTTTATATCATGCAACCCGATATAGATGATTATTATAACTATATACCAGGAGATCCAATACTATGAGTAACAAAGTGTTTTTTAAACAAGTAGGAGGTTCACATTATAAAAAATATAAAATACAGCCTTCTAGATTTATAAATGAAAATAAGATACTGTTTGCAGAAGGTAATGCAATTAAATATATTTGCAGGCACCAAGATAAAGGAAAGAAACAAGATTTGCTAAAAGCAATTCATTACATACAGATGATTATAGAAAGAGACTATAAGGATGAGAGGTAAAAGAATGTTAGTTTTTGATTTAGGTTTATTTACAGTGTTATGTATATATTGTTTTTTAATTATGGTATTAATATAAATGTTTGAAGCTCAGAAAGAATGGATTTGTCCAGAAAATTATCCTGATTTAAAAGGATATAAATATGTTGCAATAGATTTGGAAACTAAAGATCCTGATCTTAAAGCAAGAGGTTCTGGTGCAATCATTGGTAATGGCCACATAGTTGGTATTGCTGTGGCTGTTGATGGATGGTCTGCATATTATCCAATTGCACATGAAGGTGGTGGTAATTTAGAAAAAGATAAAGTTTTAAATTGGATTAAACAAGTTTGTGCAAATGATAATGTAAAAATATTTCACAATGCAATGTATGACGTGTGCTGGCTTCGAGCGGCGGGGATCCAAATCAATGGACACATTGTAGATACAATGGTGATGGCATCTTTAATTGATGAAAATAGATTAGCATATACATTAAATAGTATTTCATATGAATTTTTAGGTGAAGTTAAAGATGAAAAAGCTTTGAATGAAGCAGCGCAGTCTTGGGGAATAGATCCTAAATCTGAAATGTATAAACTTCCTGCAATGTATGTAGGTAATTATGCAGAAAAAGATGCACAATTAACATTAGAATTATTTAAAGTTTTATCAAGAGAAATTCAAAAACAAAATTTACAAAATGTATTTGATCTTGAGACACAATTATTTCCATGTCTTATTGACATGAAGTTTAAAGGAGTAAGAATTGATACAGAAAAAGCACACAAATTGAAACAACAACTAACAGCACAAGAGCATGAATTGTTATTAAAAGTAAAACAAGAAACAGGGATAGAACCACAGATTTGGGCAGCAAGAAGCATTGCAACAGTTTTTGATAAGCTTGGTTTACATTATGAAAGAACCGAGAAAGCATCTGCACCATCCTTCACTAAAAATTTTTTACAAGAACACAAACACCCTATAGTTCAAATGATTGCTAAAGCAAGAGAAATTAATAAGGCACATACAACTTTTATAGATACGATTTTAAAGTTTACACATAACGGAAGAATACATGCAGATATTAATCCAATTAGATCTGATCAAGGTGGAACTGTTACAGGAAGATTTTCTTATGCCAATCCTAATCTCCAGCAAATCCCAGCGAGAAACAAGGAGCTAGGACCTATGATTAGATCATTATTTTTACCAGAAATTGGTTATAAATGGGGCTGTTTTGACTATTCTCAACAAGAACCAAGACTAGTTGTACACTATGCAGCAACAACAGAACCAATTTGTTTTGATGAATCTGTAACAAGTATTGTTGAAAAATTTAAAAAAGATTCTGTAGACTTTCACAAAACAGTTGCAGACATGGCAGGTATATCAAGAGATCAAGCTAAAACAATTAATCTTGGATTGTTTTACGGAATGGGTAAAGCAAAATTACAAGCTGAACTTGGTTTAAATACAAAAGAAGAAGCAGAAATATTATTTAATCAATATCATAATAACGTTCCATTCGTAAAAGAATTAATGAATAAAACATCTCAATTTGCACAGACATCAGGATCCATTGGTACATTACTAGGTCGTCGTTGTAGATTTAATAAATGGGAACCAGCAACATTTGGTATGCATACTGCAATGTCATTTGAAGAAGCAGAGCGAACTTATGGACGTGGTAGAATTAGAAGAGCAATGACTTACAAAGCTTTAAATAAATTAATACAAGGATCTGCTGCTGACATGACAAAGAAAGCAATGTTAGATTTATATAATGAAAAAATTATTCCACATATTCAAATACATGATGAACTAGATATTTCTGTTGTAGATGACAATCATGCAAAAAAGATTGTTGAAATAATGGAAAGCGCCGTTACTTTGGCAATTCCCAACAAAGTAGACTATGAAAGCGGTGAAACATGGGGAGATATTTATGATTGATTATGGCATATTTAAATGCAAATATACCACCAATCTATTGTCAAATAAGGAGAGAATATTTATATGACTTACGAAAACATCAAGGAGAAACTGAAGACTGCGTTCTATTTGGTCTTGGGAGTATTAGCGGGCGTGCGACGTTGTTTCATTGTTTACTCGGCAATGGTGCGATCTATTGGAGACTTCCTATCTCTGCTTTTATTCAAAGAGGATACGGCAATTCTTTGCATCAACGAAAAATGGAACATCAAGATCTCGACGATCTTCAGCTATGGAATTCATTTAGTTATTATCCTAGTATTACTGTTTTTGATTTTTTAAAAGGTCAAAGATGCAAATACATAAGTAAATCAAAGAAATTTTATCATGGCGAATATTTATTTACTATTGACTGGGCACATCCAGAAAGTAATATCTTGGACACAGAACATTCTGAAATCCCTCATGAGCATAAGTGTGGGCATGTTCTGGCTCTTGATAACGGTAATTACGCAATTCAGCCTAATAATCGTATTTTGTGGAGTGTGCCTAGCTTTACTACTTCATCATCTAGGCCTGACTATAAGGTACAAACTACTAGGTGGAATGTGGAAAACAAAAATTGGTTAACAGAGGATACTGATAATATGTTTTACCAAGTTAATGAAGTCAAAAAAGACTAATTGTATCAACAACCTAGCAGTTGGATGCTGCTTATCCCAAAATTGTAAATGTTATGACAACAAAGATTATGTTGATAAAGTATTTGATAGTGGGTCTACTAGCATTTGTATTAGGTACATTCTTTCCCAACCCCGCCGCCAAGAGAAAGGTCCAAGTTGATACGGTCAACTGGGCCATAAAACTCGGGTTTGGTGTCCCGAGGTTTGAGTACTCAAACAACAAAGAATTCATTTCCTCTCTTAATAACTGCATCAATTATCTAAACTTCAATATCCCAAGACGACAAAGAGTAAATACAGAACTAATAATAGCGCAGGCTATCGTTGAATCTAACTATGGAACGTCTCGGTTTGCACGAGAAGGTCATAACCTGTTTGGTATACGGGTATGGTCAAAAGAGGGTATGTTGCCTCATAAACAGCCAGATACTATAGAATGGCGTGTCAGGGTCTTTAAAAACAAGTGCGAATCTGTTAGATACTATATAGAAATTCTAAATACAAAAAGAGTGTATTCAGAATTTAGAAAAATTAGAGAGATCACATTAAATAAAGATCCCATTCTAATGGCAAAAGCTTTAGATAATTTTTCTACAAATAAAGAATACGAAAAACATGTTATTGAAGTTATACTTAAATTAAGAAATGAAGCTAAGTGAAAATTTTACATTGGATGAATTAACAAAGTCTCAAGAAGCAATACGACTTGGTATTCCTAATGAACCAAATGAAGAACACATTATTAATTTAATGTTGTTATGTAAAAATATTCTTCAACCTGTTCGAGATCATTTTAAAATTCCAGTATCTATTTCTTCCGGCTACAGATCAGCAGCGCTTTGCGAGGCCATAGGATCGAGCAGCGGGAGTCAACATACCAAGGGACAAGCAGCTGACTTTGAACTGTTTGGCATACATAATAGAGAGGTCAGTGATTGGATTGTAAAAAACTTAGATTTTGATCAATGTATACTTGAATTCTGGACTCCAAGTGACCCTAATTCTGGATGGATTCATTGCAGTTATAACGATGCAGGTAATAGAAAATCTTATTTGAGTGCACAAAAATTAAATGGTAGAGTCGTATACACAGTAATGTAATGCAACGATTAAAATTTGATAAATCTATGTTTATTGACAATGTATTAGGAATTTGTCCTGAATGTAAAGAAGAAGCATTTCTAGTAGCGATTGTACAAGACTATTATAGATGCACAAATTGTGGTGAAGATACTAGACAATATATCAATGGACATATAAAGTATTTAAAAGTTAATCAGGAAGATAAAGATTTTATAAAAAGACATGGCACGAAAAGTCGCAGTAGGTAACGGTAAATTTATACAACAAACCAATAAGAAACGTCCCGGACGACATTCAAAACGTCCTAATAAACGTAACAGTAGAAAAGAATATAGAGGTCAAGGTAGAAAACAATAACTTGACAAAGCTATATTAATATCCTATATAGTAAAAAACAAACAAGAAAGGTAAAAATGACTGACTTTAGTAAATACAAAAACATAACTGTTGATAATGACACTTATGCGACTGTAACTAAACTTCAATCTAAACTTAAACGTGATGTTAAGTTAAGTAGAAGTCAAGTTGTAAAAACATTAGTTAACGAGAAAGCGAGAGAACTCAATGGTAAACTTAAATAGTTTAGAAACCGACGAAAGACCTGCAACACCAGAACAAAAGTTATGGCGTGCAGTATTTATGCAAGCGATACAAGATACTTTTGGCATATGCACGATTGCAATGTCGAGAGACGAGCATCGAGAATCTAAGTGGTGGGGTAAAATTTATAATGAAGATTTTATTCAACTATGTGAGTTTGCTGGATTTGATCCACAAAAAACTTTTGAAAAACTAAAACGATACGATCTAATAAAGAAAGGAATAATTTGGAACTACACCACAAATGGTAAAAGAAAATTTGCTGATGTAAAAATAATATGAGTGGAAAAATAATATGTCCAAAATGTAATGGTAATGGATTTGTATATACATTTAACCATGACGATAGAAAAAAACAACCAATAGACTGTGATTATTGTAATAATCAAGGTGAAGTTGATATCACAGAGAATGTCATTAAGGATCTTGATGATGCAGGACAACTACAATGACTAGAGCAAATTACTTAATAATGATAAGAAAATTAATTGCAGCATACAAAAGAAAGTATGATGCTTTTGGAAAGGAAAAAAAGAAAAATGGATCTAAGAAATCACGAACCTAATATTTGGGCCCTCGTTATAATTATATCTTGGCTTCTATTAATTCTAACTATCATTATTTATAAATGATACATAAATTTGAGCCGTTTGAATTTTTTAAAATTCATAAAATAGAAATTAATAGTGTTTTAGATATTGGTGCACATAAAGGTTTATGGACAAAGAAATTTAAAGAACATTATCCTGATGTTAAACAATTAATGATTGAAGCTAATGCAGATCATATTGATGATTTAATTAGAACCGGTCATTATATTCTAGCATTAGTTGGTAAAACAAATGATGAAGTTGATTATTATGTTTGTGATGATAAACAAAATAATCATGGTAATGGAATTTACAAAGAAAATACAAATGTACCATTTAAAAAAACAACAAGACGATGTGTAACATTAGATTCATTATTGCCTGGACAACGATTTGATTTAATTAAAATGGATGTGCAAGGCGCAGAATTAGATATCATTCAAGGTTCCCCCGGTTTTATTTACAATGCAAAATACTTATGGTTAGAATTGCAACCCCACAATTATAACATTAGCGCCCCATCAGCTGGTAAAGTTATTGGATATCTTCATCAGATAGGATTTGAATTTGTAACACTAGATGAAATCAACACAGGTAATGGTGTGATCATGGGAATGGATGCAATTTTTGTAAACGTTAGAAATAAAGAATTAAAGACAGGGTATGATATAAACAGGAAAATTATATGGAAAGGATACGCAGAATGACAATACTAATAAAATACCCAAAACAAAGTCTTAAAAGAAATAAAGAATGGGTTAAAAAAATGGAAGAAAAAAATATTAATTGGGCTCAATGGGGAGGATGGTTCGATTCGGATGGATCTTTTGGAAAAGCTTACAATAAAAAAAATAAAGTAATAGAATATTCAGTTGAATTTAAATTAAAAGATCCTGATCCTGTTGAATTGTTTTCAAAAATTTTTGAAACAACTTTTTTTTACAATGAATGGAATACTAAAACACCAAATGGAAAAAAATATATTGCAAAAATGTTTAGAGCTCAATTAAAAGGCGAAAGAGCTTTTTGGTTTACAAATAAAATTAAAAAATACATTTTACAAAAAACAGAAGATATGCAACGTTTACTAAGTGAATCTTCTACATACAAACCTTATTCTGAAGTTTGGAGTAAAGAAGAATGGATAAGTTATATTACTACTTTAATGGAAGGAGATGGAAGTTATAATGATGTAAGTAAACTCGTTAATCAATATCAATATTTTTCATTATGCAGCACTAATATTCATTTTTTACAATACATCACTAAAGAATTAAAAAAACATAATATATTAAATTTTAGTAAACCTTATTTGATGAAAAAATATATTAGAAAAGATGGAACAAAAGGTATGGAGTACCTATTATGCTCTGCGGGAGGTAGAGAAAAAAATAAAAAAGTTTTAGAAAGTTTATTACCATACATGACCATGGATCGTAAAAAACAAAATGTATTAAAAACTTTAGCATGGATTAATGCAAAATCATGAGTTTATTTTTTATAATATTAATTGTCATGTTAATGTGGTTTACAATTGTAAGATTATGAAACGTAGAGATAGAAAACAATTTGAAAAACAATTAATGGACCATATTATTCGTAGAAGACTTCCACCACAAGAAGCGCGTACAATATTGCGTGCTATGTTTGAAAAACGTATTTATGAAAAAACTAGAAAGTTACATTAATGAAATACATTGTTATATTATTAGTGTTATTAGGTTGTTCAAAGGATATTTCTTTTGATCCTACAACCACAATAAGTAAGGAAATCATTAGATTTTTATATAAAGAATCAACAAAGGAAGGACCGGTAATGGAATGAAATGGAATAAACTATACGAGTATCCAAAGTCTATGCGCTCGTTAATAAAAGATGAAAGACACTATGAAATTGGTGTCCAGAAACTCCCTTCTGTGACCACGATACTAGGTGCAACGGCGAGCAGCGAGAAACGAGAGTCTTTGAATAAATGGAAAGCAAAGGTTGGCGAGTTTGAAGCTGAAAGAATCAAGCATCGAGCTGCTACACGTGGAACTGCTATGCATTCTTTTCTAGAGTACCATTTAAACGGACAAGGACTTCTGGATTTGAGTGACGAGGGGCGAGAAGCGAGGAGCATGGCTCAAACTATAATTGACAAAGGATTAGGTGATCTTCAAGAGATTTGGGGCAATGAAGTTGTCCTGTATTATCCAGGTTTGTATGCAGGTCAAACAGATTTGTGTGGAATATATCAAGGAAGAGACAGTATCATTGACTTTAAACAAACAAATAAACCAAAGAAAGATGAATGGATTGAAGATTATTATCTACAGGGTGCTGCATACGCTACAGCTCATGATTGTATATATGATACAAAAATAGAACAGACCGTGATTCTTATGTGTACACCGGACAATTTTTTTCAAAGATTTATAGTTAATGGAGAACGATTTAGATACTACAAATCGGAGTGGTTAAGGCGTTTAGATGCCTATTACAACTTAAAAGAGAGTGTCAAAGTGTGACATTTATGCAACACTATTGCTAACCTATTGATTTATATGAATAATATGGCAAAAAATCTTCTACACGGTAAGTCATTGATTTTAAATACTTTTATCTCAATTTGTAACTTTTGTAACTTTTTTGTAACTCTAGAATAGTTGGTATATATAGAGAAAATGCATAAAGTTACAAAGTTACAAAATTCTACAGTTAAAAAGAGGGTACTAGTAGTCATTTAATCTATATAACTCTATTAGGTGAAGTTATGAAGTTTAATTATGAACTATATAAAATAAGTTGGGAAGATATATGTAGTGATTCAGGATGGGCCACTGATCTTGAATTTGACAGAATGGATGTAAGCCATTGTATTTCAATAGGTTTTATTTACAAACAAACTAAAGATTATGTTTGGATCTTTTCTAGCTATGAGATAGACAATCTTGGCGAAATTACATACGGTGATCGTACTGTAATACCCGCAAACAACATCAAATCAATGGAGAAAATCTATGGCAAAAAAACCAAAGAATGAATCTATTCAAGATATACTTGATAGAATCCAAGAAGATATTGATAACATCAGAGAAAAAGCTGAAGACTTAGAAAATCACGATTGTGATTCTGATTCGGATGACGATTTTGATGATGAAGATGAGGATGAATAGTTAATTTCTTTTTGTTTAGATTTAACTTCCTTTTTAATATCATCTAATACAACACCCTCTAGGATCGGTGAGTACTCGTTAATAATTTCTTTCATACGAGCCTCTAACTGTTCTGCAGTAAGATCTTCTAACTTACCGGTCCTAATAATCTTTTGTTCAACGTACAGCCCTGCTGCTTTTCCTCTAGCAACTTCAGCATTGACTGCAGCCGACCAAGCCTTGTTTCCTCTGCATTCATCTCTGAGTTTTGCAAGTTCTGATATGTGTCTTTCAAATGTAACGTCATATTTTTTTTGATACTCCGATCTTAATTTTCCAATGTATTGTACTACCAATGGATATGTTTTTGGGTTTTGTAGTTTGCTTGCGTATACAATAGCAGCTTCCGGCGAATACCCTGCTGCAATAGCACACTCTGCACCGGTCTTTCTGCCTTCGTTTGTGACTAACTCATATGCAAATTTCATTTGCATTTCTGTTAATCTTTTTGGTTGTGTCATACTAGACATTTAGGGTAATTTTAGGTATAAATCAAGTGACTTTATAATGCTCCATGTTATAAAGTTTTAAATTGAAATACGTGGGGTCGGCTTACGAGAAGATGTTTGATTATGCCTTCAGATACTGGGCCCCATGTAAAAAGATTATGTTAAAAGGAAAGTTATTAAGACAGACATTAGATAAATTTCTGAAAGGATCAGAAGTAGCTGCAAACGCACGTGTTCAAGTTTGTTTACCAAATGGAGAATTATTTGACGTTGTTGGTATTGATTTAATGGAAAATAAATTAATTGGACACCGTGAAACTCATAGATTAGTCATCACAATAGATCGTGAAAAATGGACAATGGGTAAGGTTTTGAAAAAGATCTAACTACCTTGAAACCCGAGACAAAATTCTGGCATAAAGTTAAAAAATTTATGCCTGAAATATCTTTCACAAGGCTAGAAAATTTAAGTGGTTTTGGCACTCCAGATCTATTGGCTTATAATAAAAATCATACCTTTTTTACTGTTGAGCTTAAGGTTGCAAAAGGTAATTCTGTTAAGCTCTCTCCTCATCAAATTAGCTTCCATGTGAGGCATCCACACAATACTTTTATTCTAGTTTCTTCTGAAAGAGACAAGACGACAAAACTTTATGAAGGCTCTAGCTGCTTGCAGCTCGCCGCTTGTGGCTTGAAGCTTGACGCTTGCTGCTTGACGCTTGAAGCTATCTACAAAAAATTCCAGAGCTTGTAGCTTGAAGCTTGACGCTTGCAGCTTGAGGCTTGATGCGGGAGGCTGGTTGCTAGGCCCCGGAAAGGGGCCAGCATGTTTAGTTCCAGGCAGAGTCTGCTAGAGCTCCGCTGGAAGCCTGGTTTAGAATGTCTAGGTATTCGGTCTCTGTGAACTTCAGGACCGTGGTCAGGAAGTGATGGCGTTCCTGCTGCGTCACCGGGATGGGCGCCTGTAGATATTTGACGGCGTTTGCCCGTGCCTCTTCCCGCTTCGCGCCACCAGGAAGGTATTCCGGTTTGATCTTTTTGTCTTTCATATGTTCTCCTGTATTTGTTATACATCCTACATTATCCTATATCTGAGCTCATGTCAACTGCGACAAAATGTCGCAGCTTGCGGCTTGACGCTTGTGGCTTGTGGCTTGCTGCTTGAAGCTTGTGGCTGGTACTGGTGGGCGCGCGGCCAGGTATAAGGACCGCGCCTTTAGTGTTTCCCATATGCAACATTTTTAACGTTAGGATCCCAGCACGCCCTGCATGACATGCACTTGTTGTCTTGATCTGGAGCTGGGCAGGTTCTCCCTGTAGTGACTACAGTTGACGTATGAGACCATGAAGCAGCGGCTTCTTGATCAACCATCGGCATGCTAAAACGTATTACTAAATTTTTTGGAGCTCTTCCTACATATGGTTTGACCCATGCTTCACGTGTAGGAAGCCAGTGATTAACATCCGGCGTAAGGCGTGCGACGGCGAATATCTTTGCTAAATGCTTCAGACTCTGTATGTCCCCTGAATCGTGCCATCTAAAATATTTTGACTTGTGGCGTAATATCTGAGCCGCCATTGCTTTAACCCATAAAGGGTTTTTAATAGCTGCCAGCCTTTTATATTGTGCATCCTGTACATTAGGAAAAACATAGCAACCCTTCAGAGCGTAACAGTTGTAACAAGTTGATCCCTTCACCTGCTGCAGCTTTGATCCTGTTTTGCATTCTTTAGCGGGTATACCGTACGCCCAGCCGGGCATCTTAGAAGGTTTTGATAGTGTGCCTGTTATATTATCTAGTTCTGTTACTTTCATATGTCCTATATAATCCACTATTTAACTTTGTCAAGACGCTTGCTGCTTGTAGCTTGCGGCTTGTTGCTTGTAGCTTGTATCTCTCTACAGGCTGCAAGGAATTCCTTGCAGCGTTCTAAATTTTGATAATCCGTTACTATACCAGGAATCCAAGGTTTATTTCTTTTTGGCATTTTTATTTATAGGTTGTTGTTTAAAGTTCTCATCGAACGCCTGCAGCTTGGCCGGCGTTAGTTCATACATGTGGAACCCTGGCGATGTGCCAGGGACCTTTTTAAATCCTAATTTTTTTAATTGTTTCATACCGTTGTTATTAGTTCTAACTTTCATATTACAGGTATTGTTGGTAGATTTTCATCACTTGTAAATAAAGCGCCGCCGTCGTTGCCCTCATCATCCATTGACGGTGTTAACCATGTTCCATCTTCTAATCTTATTTGAATAGGTCTTTTATACCATCCCTGCTCTTCAGCATCGGTTTGGTTCATGTATTCAACTTTAACTATTTTCTTTCCAACTAGTAATTTACTTATTTTTTTTATCCATGCTAACTCTAATTTATTATTCATTGCGTTCTTTCTCCCATTTTTTAGATAACTCTTCACTGCGTTTCATTTCTTTTTGAATGAGTATTAATATCTCAGTCAATGTCTTATTAAGTCTTGCTATCTCTAATGCTATCTTTTCCATATTATACCTTTCTGTTAGTTTAAATTTACATTAAACCATTTTAAAAATCTGCCTATGCGGCATATTGTCGCAGGCCGCTTGTAGCTTGCTGCTTGTTGCTTAACCCCGGAACGCCTGAATGAGCGATTAATTTAATGCTCTTTGCATTTAAGCCAAGCTATACATGCAATGCATGTACCCCGGGGGACCTATTCAACGTCTTGATTAGATCGCGCGATCTAATTTGTAAGTTGTGGCTCGGGGCGAGTATTAATAACGTCCAGTGATCTCTCCGTCCCTCTTGTGTACACTCTGGTGTCTATAGCTTTATTCCCCTTCAAGCTAGGAAGATGACTCTCTGTCCACAACTTACAATTGAGTGCCAGTTTAAGTAATACAATTAAGTTTCCTTTTATACTTAACACTCATATCCTATATAATCCTATTGACAGATATTGTCAAGTGTAGTAATTAAATAATTATAACTAACAATGAAAGAGGTATAAAATGACTAAAGCAAGACTAAATACTGATATAAGAAAAAAGATTGGTGGTTTAATTCTTTCTCATTTTGAGAACGAACAAACTACTGAACTTGAAAACTTTAAATCAGCAAAAGAGGATATTGATGTTGCTTATAGTAGAGCATACAAGTTAGCTACTAATATTGTGCAACGAGCATATCCAAAGACTGATGTTGCAACCTTACAAGCATTTAAAAAGAAATATGGAAATGCGTGTGATGTTGTGGCTAAAGATAGTTGTTTTTATTTCGCTAATACCGAAATGAAAAAAAATGAAAATAGTGATGATGATGTTGCAGAACATTTTGATTTCAGATTGGACGCAAATATGAACGGACGATTTGAAAGCATAGATTTTGGTATTGCATATTATCGTGATGAGTTAAAACAATCTGGTGTTAATCCTGAAATTAATATCCAACAGAAAGCACAAGACAACAGGGACAATCCACATTGGACGCAAGAAAAAGACAAGATAAAAAAATTTCTTGGATTGAACAATGAGGACGGAATATATCAATCTTGGAAAGATAAATTTTCTCTTGATGTTATTGGTACAAGTTATTGTCGTTCAAGAACGATACCCTGTTCAAATAGTGAGTTTAATGAAATGAAAATGTTTAAACTTGCTAAAGAAAGTTTTGTTAATGCACATTACACTTGGGCAGAAAATATATTTAAAGATATGAGAGATATTACTAATGCTCTTAAAGATTATAAATATGTTAAGGACGCAATCGACTTGTGTGGTGCATTGGGATTAAATGTTAATGAGGGCGAATTGCAAAGAACAGCAGGGGTATCATTAACTATTTATCAACCAGAAAACTTGGCAAACCTTATTAAATCAAGAAGAACAAAACAGGATAACAAATCTGTTATTGCTCAATTTAAAAAGGCAAGACAAGCACAAGTTGCATTAAATTAACTATTGACACATAGGGGATATTATATTAATATCCCCTATATAAACAAATCAGAAAGGTATAATATGTTTAACTTAAAAGAGGGTACTAAATTTAACATAACTTATTTTGCTAAAAAGTATGGTAAGTTTATAACTCGTGCTGGAGTGTGGACTGACAAATCAAAGGAGTGGGTTTCAAAAAAGAATGAAACTCTTTTTACTTATTTTGATTTAGATAACGAGGGATATAGAACTGCAAGTGGCGATATAACTTTAGTTGAGAGAAAGGATAATTAAAAATGAATAGACATATTTGCCAAGGACCTGAGTGTCATACATATAAAACTCAGTCCAGAATAAGAGGAACAAAAGGAAATAAAGTTCTTAGAACTCGTGCCGCAAGGTATGATTTAACTACTCATTCTTGGGGTTACATATGGGAAAGATATTTCTGCGATGAGAGATGTATGCAAGATTGGTTAGCTAAACATTTAACACAGTTAATGACTGTAGTTGGAATAAATACTAAACCACAAGAAACTCCTATAGTAGTTGAAAAAGAAACTAAAGAGGGGTGGCGTGGTACATATGTAGATACAACTATAAAGTTATTGAATAGCAATGCAGTTGAGGATATAGTAGTTAATAACTAACAGAAAGGTATAGCATGACTAAACCATTACACGTTATCAATTGGCAAGGTAAAGAGTATCGCATTCCATTTGATTTAAATCTAAACTTAGACCCAAAAGAAAAACTAATAGATGTACCTAATATGTACAGCGGTACAGTTGCAAGTCTACCTTGGTTCGCTGTTGCTGTGTATGATATGATTAAAGGTGCTGAGGTTACAGAAGAATATGATCTTATGCAAAAAGGTTTATCTTGGTTCTCTAAACATTTTCCTAACGAATACATGACACTACTAGACTGAGGTCTAGCAGCTAGCCTCAAGCCGCCTGCATCGGGCGGCTTGGTGCTTCTCTTTATAAACAATAGAGAGAGGTCCCAAAGCAATCCTAAACTATTAAATCTCCCTATTAAGTTGATACACCTTTTTTATAAGGGGTCCCTCGGCCGTCGACTTTAGACC